CCAAAATCCAATATGGCTGCGCGTTCGTGTTCGACTTGCTGTGCCCAGCAGCATCGCGCAAACAATTCTGTTACTGGGCACTTGCTTTTCGATATATGTCAATGCTTTTGCAATCCGCGTCCGCGTGAGGCTAAGTGTGGTAGGGAGTGCAGCCATTCTTGCTGTGCTATCCGTCGTTGTGCTCCGAATCTCATGATCGGTGGCGCTTTCGACGTTAGCCTTCGAGATGGCGTTCGTCATTGTAGTTGCCTTAAGTGTTATTCTTGTCAGTTGCGTTGTGCATCTGACCATATCCGGGCTCCAATATACTTCAATGGTGGGCGGGCTCGTCACCCCCGTTACTGTCGCTGTGTGGCTTGCCTGAATTGCTTACCACGTCCTGTGGTTTACAATGGCAACCATGGCCAAATCTGCGTTTGTCCTGTTTGCACCCAGCGTCGGTTGATAGATTTCCAATACGTTGAGGATACCTCTGGGTATCCCATGGGCGCTGTCCATGACAACTCTTGGGCTAGACTTCACACCAACCTGGAGGACTTGCGGGCAGCCCGTGAGGCAATGAGCAGACTAGCAGCTCAACCTGATTCCACATTCGATGATCTCATTCGCTCATTTGGAGCAATGCCTGATTCAGCGTTAGACGACATGGTTCGTTCCCTTGGGGTGACCACCGTCGCGGATGAAATTGAGTTTGCACCGTCTGCTGCTCCATCCGGCCCGGACGAGCCGGATGGGCTAGCGCTAATCGATCCACCCCCACCATATAATGAAGTACAAGATTAATTTAACCAAGATTCAACGCGCTACACGCAGGTACGCATTTGCCACTGCCTGTGTGGCAGCAACCACCGCTGTTGTTACGTCCGCCGTTCTTGGTTACAAGTTATACTGTTCTTTTACTGATGAGGTGGCTGCCACTCGTGCCATCGACAGCGTCGACGATCATGTCGATTCCGTTGAGGAGGTAGTCAGCGCTGTAGATGGCGACAATGAACAGCGGGGGGAGGATGATCCCCCGCACCCTGTTCCGCGTTTTAGGGGACGCCCGCGTGGCGATCTCGCCCGTGCTCTCGGTTTGGTTGGGTACTGCCAGTTTGGGCCCCGACCGCGCACCGAAGCGGACGTTTTGGTCACACGGAAATTCCTTAGGGATCATCTCGACAATTACCCTCGAGTTCGTAGGTGTGACCGTGCCCATATCATTGATATGGCTGTTGAGCTCAGTTATGTCCGCTCAACCACGGCTGTTAGTATGGATCGTCTTATCTCCACTTGGAGTTGGGCGGCACGTAGTAATAGGGAAACCCTTTTCACCAGGTGGTGGAATTGGGTTTCCACCACTCCTGATCTTTAGGGGGGCCTTGCCTCCATACCTGGGGTAGGATCTGGACGCTCTCTTGCTCCAGACCATCCTCACCTGCAGGTTGTGCGGAGGTGGGGTGATGTACGGAACCGTAGGATGTTGCGTGTAGGGGGTGTCTCCCCCCCTGTTTTGCTGTACGGTTACCGGAATGATCTAGACACGCTGGAGAGGGCGGTTAAGGAAAGGGTCTTTTATGTTAGGCATAATGGCCAATTCCGGGCACCCCCTCGACCTAGACGTGGACATTTCCAGGCTGCTCTGTCTGCAGCTTTGGATGCGTTGGCTCCACACCTGCCGCTTGCCGCTCCGTTGAGTTATGCCGAGTTTGTCTCGACTTTCCGGGGTCCCAAGAGGATTGTGTACCAACGTGCTTTAGAGAGATTACTGAGGGTAAGTTTACAGCCGAAAGATAGCCATGTCAAGGTGTTCGTCAAGTACGAGAAGACGGATTTTACTCGTAAGGCGGACCCAGTACCACGGGTTATTAGCCCACGCGACCCGCGGTACAACATCGAACTCGGTCGGTTTTTGCGACCAATCGAGGAGCGGCTCTATTTGGCGATAGGCCGTATGTTTGGGCAGCCAACTGTTATGAAAGGTATGAATGCTGCACGAGTGGGGGAGTGCATGTTCGCCAAGTGGGCCGATTTCAGCGATCCGGTCGCAGTCGGTCTAGATGCTAGTCGTTTTGATCAGCACGTTTC